ACAAACGTAACAATCGCATCAACGGACAATGCTCTTGCAGCAGGCCCGTTGACAGTCGCAAACAATATCACTCTCACTGTTAGTGGTAACTTGACAATTGTATAGGAGATAGAGAATGGCATCAACATTAACAGTAGACACTATCGTAGGGGCAACTGCTGCATCAAAGGTGCATATCCCAGGCGGTGTGGTACAAGTAGTTGAAGGTACAAGTAGCACACAAAGTTCAACCAATTCAACAAGCGCTGTAGATACTGGATTGACTGCAACAATTACTCCAAAATATTCAACTAGTAAAATTCTTGCAATTACATCTTTACCCTATTGGGCAACTGAAGAGCCTGGCACAGATGTTACTGCTCATTTATTTTTTAAAAGAACGGTTTCTGGCCAAGGTACTGTAGAACTTTCTGGTTGTATTTTTGGTGATCACACTGGAAACGCTAATAGGTCTGATGCATGGGGAACTGTGAGTATGACTAAGTTAGATAGCCCTAGTACAACTTCTGCGACAACATATAAAGTACAACATAGAGTTGGTAATTCTGGATATACTGGATATGCAATGAATTCTAGTAATCCAGGCATGATAACACTAATGGAGATTGCACAATGAGTACTTTAGCAGTTAACACAATTACGGCAGAGACAGGTAACACAGTCTCACTTGCATCTGGTAAGACTCTAAATGCATCACAGGGATTTACTCCACCAGCAGGACATGTTATACAGACTAAAAAAGCTACTGGATCTCAAGAGACATCAGTTAGTGGTACTGGCTGGACATCTACATATGCAGAGGTAGAAATTACTCCATCTTCAACTTCAAGTAAGATTTACCTCATGCATACTGCTGGTGGACTAATTCAATCAACGACCCATGGTCAATCTATTGGATTAAGAATTAAAAGAGTAATATCGGGTGGAGCAACAAGTTATCCGTATTCATCTGACAGATACCATTATGCAGATGCACAAGACTGGCATGGAACTAATTGGGCAGTAGTAGAATTAGATTCGCCAAACACTACTTCACTAGTTACATACACTATTCAACTTCAAAAAGAACAATCCTCTGGCTATTTTAGACATTGTGATACAGCTACTTGGAATTTTGTAGCAATGGAAATAGCAGGATAACAAAATGAATAAACAGGAGAAAAAATAATGGCAACAGTAATAGACGCACTAGGTGCTCTTGGAGTCAACGAATGGGTTCTTAGAGGCAAACCAACAAACGCAGAAGAATTTGCATCTATGTTCCGTAAGGTAACAGGTACAACTGATGATGGAAGTGCAATCGAATCAGATAATTCTGCTGATTGGGGAGTTACTTGGACACAAGTAGAAACTAAACAGTCAGAGTTGACTGCGGCAGAACCTTTGAAAGCACTTCGTGCTGAACGAGACAGATTGATTGCTGCAACTGATTGGTGGGCTGGTTCAGATCACACTATGACATCTGCACAGACTGCTTATAGACAAGCACTTCGTGATATCACAGATGATGCAACATCACTTGATGATGTAACGTGGCCGACTGCCCCATAGGTATGACATGTCACAAACTGATATTTTAGATAATGTTTTAGGAGTAGCAGACCCAGTAGAGAATGCAATGAGAGTTGTATCTCCACCTAAACCTGTACTTGTTCCCGAAACAAAAATGAATGAAGAAGATGTAGATAATGATTATAAATATCAGAGAGAAAACTTTTATAATCTGATTGAGAGAGGACAGGATGCAATTGATGGTATCTTAGACCTTGCAAGAGAATCAGAACACCCCAGAACCTATGAGGTTGCGGGGCAACTAATTAAGAATGTTGCAGAAGTAACAGAGAAACTTGGAGACTTACAAAGTAAGATGAAAAAACTCAAAGAAGTACCTAACTCTGCACCTAAGAATGTAACTAATGCATTGTTCGTAGGAAGTACAGCAGAACTACAGAAGATGTTAAAAGGAAAAGAATGATATGCCATTAACAAAATTTAAACTAAGTTCAGTCGCTAATGACGGTATTACTAGTGCTAAAATTAAAGACGGCGATGTTGCAACAGTAGATATTGCAGACCAAGCAGTTACTTTAGCAAAACTTGAACACGGTACGTCATCAAATAACGGAAAATTTCTAAGAGCAAATAATGGTGCAGACCCTACATATGAAGTTGTTGCAGTAACACCTACAGCAGTTTCAGACCAAGCAAATACATCTACTGGTGGATTTAGTATGCCCACTGGAACTACTGCACAACGCCCAGGCAGTCCAGATACAGGTGAATCTAGATACAACTCAACAACTGGTTCATTAGAATACTATGATAGTACTAAATGGATTTCAACAAACTTGATTCCAAATATTAGTTCTATAACTGGTGAAATAAACGATGAGGTAACTTCAAACTTAGTATTTGCTGTAACAAGTACCACGGCTACTGTGGATATTCTATTCTCTGAGGGTGGTTCAGCATTCCATACTATTACAGGCCAAGCAGTCTCTGCTGGTGCATTTACAATTGCAACTCCATCACAAGTTTATGGACAAACTGCTGGTGATACAATTTCAATTTCAATTAAAAATGAAGATGGAACACCATCTGGAAATGCAATAACAAAAACTGTTGTTGACCGACCTAGTGGTGGTACAATAACAACATATGGTTCATATAGAGTTCACACATTTACATCAAGTGGAACATTCAATTCTGGCGCTAAAACCGCAATAGATGTTCTTGTTGTTGCAGGCGGTGGTGCTGGTGGTACTGGAAATAAAACAAATGCATCAAGTGCAGATGCTGGTTCCGCCGGTGGCGGTGGTGGTATGGTTGTAGATAGTAACAGATCAGTTGCAGCTGCAACAAACTTTAGTATTGTTGTTGGTGCTGGTGGTTCTGCAAGTTCAAACCAAAATACGCAAGGTGCTAATGGTTCTAATTCTAGTGGTTTCGGAATAACTGCTATTGGCGGTGGTGGCGGTGGATTACCTAATGCTAATGGTTCAGCTGGTGGTTCTGGTGGTGGTGCTGGTGGTGGTGGTGCTTCTCCAAATGGTGGTGCTGGAACTTCAGGCCAAGGTAATCGAGGTGGTAATAACCACGGCCACACTGGTAGCAACCGTTATGGTGGTTCTGGTGGTGGTGGCGCTGGTTCACAGGGTGAAGATTCAACTAATAGTTTAGATAGAGGTACTAATGGTGGTTCTGCTGTGAATAATGCTTTTAGAACTGGCGGCAATATTACATACTCTGGTGGTGGTGCTGGTGGAGCTCCTTATGGACAAGCTGGCGGTACGCCGGGCGCTGGTGGTGGTTCTTACGGTAATGCTGGTGCTGATGAAAGAGGCGGCGGTGGCGGTGGCGCTTCAGTAGTAGGAGTCGGTGGTGACGGCGGTGACGGTATTGTAGTCATTAGATACGCAATTTAAAGGAAGAAAATTATGTCAGTAAAATATTTTGCAAAAGTCGTTAATAATAGAGTTACAAAAGTAATTAAAGCAACTCAAGAATTCATAGATTCTTACGATGATGGAGTTGATGGAGATTGGATTGAAACTATTAAAGATAATAATGGAACAGAAGCTCATAAGTACCATTATGCTGGAGAAGAATTCTGGTATGATGCAGACGAAACCGCATTCTATCCCCCATCCCCACATGCCTCATGGGTATTAGATTCAGATTTCAATTGGAATGCTCCTGTAGCATATCCCACTAACATTCCACAAGTGGATGATGGTGAAGGTAATCAAATTGATTCCGTTCTATATAAGTGGAACGAGACAGACGGTTCTTGGGATGAAGTAGAATAATACTGTGCAACACTTACATTATGGATTTTTATTATGTCTGAAAATCATTATCTGGGCAACCCCCTTCTAAAAAAATCTAACGTCCCTGTAAATTGGACAAAAGAAAATATACTTGAATATCAGAAGTGTATGGAAGACCCCATATACTTCATTAAGAACTACATCAAGATTGTATCTTTAGATGAGGGTTTAGTACCCTTTAAACTCTATGATTTCCAAGAGAATAT